TTAATTTCACCCAAGTCAATACCTTTGAGAGCTCTGTCTTCTTTAAATGGATTACAACTTGCCTGAACCAATCCCAAAGGCCAAGCAATAATTAAGAAATTTGCATCGGGATAGTTTTCAAATGGTGTATATCTGTCATAAGAACCTGGTTTGAATAATGAACCACCACCATATTGTTTTATGATTCCATCTTCAAAAACGACATTGGGTGATTCTTTTTGAGATTTGATATATGTTTCTTGGTTTTGAGCCATTTCTTCGGGTGAAGCAAACCTTCTTTCCTTTGCAATTTTTTTGATGTTCTGATAGATATTCATCAAAGAAGGTGAAGAAGTCATAACCAATTCCTCCATAAAGTTTGGTTTGTTTTTATACGCCAAAAGAAGTTTGTTGGTCAACAACCCAAGAGCCATCTTGTTCTTTTCCAAAGTTCCCTCCTTATCTAATTTAAGGATATAATTCATAACGTCACGGGGTTTAATTCCGTAGGGTTTGAAGTTGGCAGAATCAACGGTGGAGATTAACTTTATGTCATCAGATGGAAATATATCTTTGGGTGACAGAACTTGTGATATTGTTTCGATGTTTGATCTTGCGGATCTGAATGATTTGGATTTGGTATCCTCTGCTCCGGCTTGTCTGTCGTGGTGGTCGGTATGAATTTTGAACATCGGTTTTCCGTGAGCAAAATCAACTAAAACTGGCATAATATCACCCTCAGCATCTAACTTCTTAATTGAAAATTCCTTGTCCCCATATTGAATGATTTCCGCGTCAACAACTTTAATTCCATTGGATTCCAAATATTCCTTCATTCCGAGGGCTGATGTCACACCATCCAAATCTTGGTGAAAATAAATCTTTGCTTTCGGATATCTTTTGGATAATGCGTTTATATCTCTAATACCACCCTCGTTAATTACTTTTTTCATTTTATTCCTTTTTTGTAGAAATTGTTATATACCGCCTCTCTTCTTTTCTCATTTCCCCACTTTTGCCATTTTAATAGTTGTTGTCCTGCACCCTTGATATCATTTTTCTCGAGTTTTTCAGCAATTGGTGATGTTGTAAAACCACCACATCCCTTGTTATAGACGACATCGATCAGTGCATCAAATATTGGTTTGTTGATTTTTACATTATTTCTTTTTTGCCATCTTTCTATGCAGGGTATACACGTATTATTTACAACCTCCTGTAACCATCTCGATGCTTGTTGTTCGCTTACTGTGTCACCTGGTCTTGCTTTATTCTTATCTGTTGTCCCATAACCTATGGTGCAGGTACCTTTACAAGTTTCACCTTTTTTTACTTTTTTGGGTGGGTATATTGCATCATCATATGTGAACCCGACAAACTCCTCATATTTTTTTATATGTTCAATTATATTTTTGGGATTATAATTTGATATTTTTTGTTTTTCATCACTCGGGTCGGATTCTGCAGGGGATTCTTCTTGATCGTCGGGTCTGTCAGCATCTAACAAATCAAAAAAATATGTCAACCAATTAAACTCGTTGATCTGATATAAATCTTTGATCCTTTTTTTTTCTGACTCGGTAATCTGAAATTTCATATTCAATCTTTTGGTTTGTGAACATATATCGAACCATCTTTTTCTCCCAAAGCAACGAGACCTACTCGTTTTGGATTTCCAAAATACAATCTTTTACCCACCGGTATTTTTATGGTGTCATTTTTGGTAAATTGTTTACCTCTCAAATCAGATACACCTGCAACACTCACTCCATCATCCGCAGCATCGATTGTATACTTACCATCAATAATATAAACCTCATCACCTTCTTCTATAGTTGCATTTGACAACGTTGATTGTGGTAATTTTCCGTCATCTTCTTTCAAATAATGTCTTTTGGTCGCTTCCAAATGAAGATTCAAAATTCTTTGTTTTTCATTTTCGTCTGTTGTAATTCTTCCCATAATAAAATAGTTTTAATATAAATACATCAAAACATAAAAAAACCCCTCATAAAGAGGGGTTAATGTTGATCCAAAAGTTCAAATAATTTCTCAATCCTTTCTTCTTCAATATCAGGTTTGAGGGTGATCAAATCAAGATCCAATATCCTGTTGGGAATTTTGAGTCCGTGATAGTCAAATGTTTTCTCTGAATACTTTCCGTCAATCACACCATTAATAACTTTTCGTGTTATATCAATCGGATATCTTTTGAGATTTTCATCAAACCCTGTATTCACCAACCATACATTACACCCCGACTTTTGGACTTTCTCTTTGAATAAATCCACATAATCATCCACTTTTCTTGGTAAAAAGGGTGATCCGAAACAAGTAGAAAAGACCACCGTTGGTTCGGTCACACCCACCTCTGTTCCCGCCACTTTGGAAGTATATCCCATCTTGAAGAATCTTGCTGCGTCTTCCAAATCAAGTTTTGAAATCGGAGGTAATACACCAAACGCATCAAAAGATAAGAAGAAGATATTTTTGACACTCTTTCCAAGTCCCAAATCATCTACCATAAACTCTTCAGGGAGTTGTCCCAACGAATATGATGCCCTGATGTTCTCCGTAATTGATGAATCCGAAAAATCGGGATTATTCTCATCGTCCACAACGATATTCTCCATCAAAGAACAGTTGGTATGATTAAATCTATCGGGTGAATGAATGGAGTCCCAAATGATTGGTTCGTTTTCTTTCTTGAGGTTGATAAGTTTTGCGTAACATCCTCCCTCAAAATTGAAGATATGATCTTCAAACCATCCGTGTTCATCGTCTCCGATAAAGAACTTATTCGGATCCGAAGATAAGGTTGTCTTCCCTGTTCCCGACAATCCAAAAAATAGATTTACCCCTTTTCCATTTTTGGAGTTTGCATTTGCCGAACAATGCATCGGAAGAACTCCGTGATCAATAAAGATAGTATTTAAAACGGTAAAGATGCTTTTCTTTATCTCACCGGTATAACTGGTTCCACCGATAATGATGGTTTTGTCCTCAAAATCTATGATGACAAAGTTTGGATTTTTAAGATCCTCATATGTTTCTTGGGGAACAAACTCCGGTCCGTGAAGAACCTTCCACTTGGTAAAAAATCCTCCACCTTCCGCTTGTATCCCCGTCGCATTGATGGTCATATTATTGAAGAATATGTTCGCCCATGCATGGGTGGTATGAAGGTCAACCAAAGTATGAAACTTCTTATGATAACAAACTACCCTTGAGGTTTTATATTCCACAGGTGAATTCTTGATATGTTCTTCCAAAGAATTCTTGAGTTTGGAATAAGTTTCCCTTGATATGATTTGGTTGATTTCCCTTGATTTATCTATCACCTTATCAACATATTCTCCATCACAGAAATATCTGTCTTTGGGAGATCGTCCCGTGAACTTGCCGGTGGGGAAATAAAGAATCCCTTGTGAAGTGGTCTTGACCCCTTCGTCTATTGCGATCCGATACAGATCTTCGTTGTAATAATTATATCTCTTTATCATATGTCCAAAAATCTTCCAGTTTTAATTTCATCACAAAATAAGGTTTTGGCTGCGCTTCTTTCTGCCTGATATTCTTTAATTCTTTTTCTTGCCACCTCACAATAGTTTTCACTGATTTCACATCCAATCCATTTTCTTCCGAGTTTCTCCGCCGCCAAACAAGTGGTTCCACTTCCATTAAATGGATCAAAGATAATATCTTCTTTATATGACAAGATCTTAATTGCTTTCCAAGGGATGTCCAAACTGAAGGTCGCCTTGGTCAAAGATCTTGTATCTGCAAAATAATTCCATTGACCAAATACAAGTTCCATAAAATCCTTCTTGTCCTTCTCATCATAAACCAACTTATTTCTGAACTCACCCTCAACCTTTTCACTTGGAACCCTTTGGTATTCTCCTTTCCACTCAGGTGTTCCCTTGACCTGTTTCTTGGATAAGTTCTTATACGCCAAGATGACACACTCTTTCGGGTTATAGATATAAGGAGCTGAAGGACTCATCCAAGATCCCCACGCAGTAGTTTTACTTCTATGTGGTGAACTCTCCTCCAAATCCACAATACCAAAGAAACCAAATCCGATCTCCTTCATAATCTGCCAAATCTCAGAGGCGAAAAAGATCCTTCCACCCTTCTTCTGTCTATTGATTTCATATGGGATATTCAAACAAATTCTACCATCAGATTTTAAGACCCTATATGCCTCGGTCAACCATTCCCTTGAAAAGTTTTTGTAATCCTCAAACTCCTCATCATCATCCCAACTGTCATAATCAATACCAACGCCGTATGGTGGACTGGTAATGATTAGATCAATTGAATTCTCATTCATTATATTTCTCATAAAATGAACGCTGTTGTCACAAACTATTTGATTAATATATTCATTCATTGTTCTTAATAATAAAGTAAAAAAAATGAAAACTCAAACTTTTGGTTTGAGTTTTTCCAAGATCTCATATTTTCTGATGATACTTTTGTCCTCACTACCGCTTCCTATTTTCATACTATTAACCCCATTCAACATCTCCTCATAACTATAAAACATACTCAAGAACCTGAAAATCATTGGCTCCAAACGGGAGGGATATAAAAAAATAACAAGAGCAATAATAAATAACAAAAACTCAAACCAGTTCATTTCTTTGTTACTACTGTTGAAATCATAGTAAAAGATAAGAATCGGAATTGAAATCCATAAAATACCTTTCATCAGTCTAAATGAACCTTTAAAAGCATCTTGTCTGACCAACCTACTTTTATTAAA